GGCGAACCATAGCAAGGAAGCAAGTTCAATTGCCTTCCTCTTGGAGCGCGTTGGTCCACGGGCGGGAAAGAGCGGTAATAATAACCGCTATCTCCCGTCTCATGGGGTCCGTAAACCTGGTTTCAGGTTTTCGCACTCCGCTCAGATGGTGACTGGTAACAAACACAAATATAATGTCTTTCTCCGACACGTCAGGGCGGCCCCGGCCTTCCAGCAGAGGCGATGGTGTACTTCCATCGCCTCTATCTGGGAGGCCATATGGGCCGCCCTCCGTTTGTTGGAGGTCCCGATCCCCCTTGGGGTCCAAGAAGCGATCCGTCGGTGGGTGACCTTGACTGTGGTCGGTTGTGGGGTCGGCATGGTGGCAAAGGCTCTTAAAGCACTCGCCAACCGTAGCCGATCTCTCGCCGCATCCACAGGAGGAAAGGTTCAACCACCTTCGGTTTCTCACTTCGCGGACCCCCCTCCCCTTCATCCCAATAGTCCTCCAGAGTTTGGGAAACTGTTGCGAACAATCCGCCGTTGGAAAGGCGGCTGTGACCGGGCGAGAGAGTTTCTCCAACTCTCTTCGTTTTCCCGGGCTTTGCCGCCGGCCGACGATGCGGTTTGCCGACAATCTCTGGAGGCCCATCGGGCAACCCTGTCCAGAGAGCCGGATACTCCGGCCTCTACGATTCACGAACTTCGTGCATACGCCCGGCGGTGGGGTAGCAGGTATGGCCGATTTGCCAACACTTCGGTCGCCTCTCTGAGCGCTAGCTCCTCTGCCACTCTCGATTTCAGCCGAAAGCTTGGCGGCCTTAGGGCCGACTTGCGATCGGTTGTCGATGAGTGGTTTGAGGAGCCTGCGTCGAAGAACGACCAAGGCCATCCTGCCCCCACATTCCGAGATCCACACCGATTCACCGAGCAAGGTGAGGCGAATCGGTTTGTGTTCGAGGAAGCCGGAGTGACCGCCAAGAGAGGGTCGGTTGAGTACGTTTGCAACATACTTACCGACCCCGACCTTGAGCGGTCTCGCATTGCACGTATTATTCGTGATTCGTCTCTCCGCCAGTTTAGTGGACGGACCGGACCCCTGCCTTGTAAGGCGGATACCGTTCGCGAACGCGGGTTTAAAGCCCGCGTCGTGACGAAGTCTCCGTCTGACGTGGTCGAGGTCGGTCATCTTGTCCGTTCCGTGGTATGGCCGATGCTGGAGCATGACCCCCACGTCCGGGCATCCATTGAAGGTGGTCGTCTGGAGGAAGTCTTTAAGGACTTCTCCGACCACCAATTTGAATGCCCGGTCGAAATGGGGGAACTTCTCCTGGTGTCGGCCGATTTGACAAAGGCCACGGACGGTTTCTCGCGTCCATCTATCCTGGCGGTTTGGGACGGGGTTTGTGAAGGGGCGGAACTCCCTGAGGACGTACATACCCTGGGGACCAAACTGCTTGGTCCCATGCGCGTCGAATACGACTCCGATACAGGTCTTGATACTCTCGATACCACTTGCGGCTGCCTTATGGGCCTGCCGCTTTCGTGGTTCATCTTGAATATCATTAACCTTTGGGCTTGCGAAGAGTCGATTCGTGAGACTGCCCTCGCACGATCGGTACCGACGGAGGTCTGCAGAGACCTCTGTCGGTTCGCGATTTGCGGGGACGATCTCGCGGCTGTCTTGCCAGCCGCCGCGCACGCAGGGTATGAAAGGAGGATAACCGAGGTAGGGAGTGGGCTGTCGGACGGCAAGCACCTCGTTTCCAACCATCTTTTGCTCTTCACAGAGCAGATGGCATGGTTCGAGACGGAAACCGTTCCGGCCCCTCCCTACTCTCTTCTTGCTCACCTTAAGCCCGGGTCGGCTGCTCCAGACGAGTTTTGGGACGCCTACAACCGCTTTGTGGCTGTCCGGATGGTGGATTATTGCCCCGTGAGGAGCCTTATCCACCCCGGACACTTTGCCACAAAACGGGTGAGGGGTCCCATCGTCTTCGAACTGCCGACTTGGGCAACCTCTGGTCCAGCGATTGCCTCGGCCATCCCTGATTGGGCGTCTCCGCGTGTGCGGCGCACGGTCAGTAGGATAGCCAGGGTGCTGAGACCAGAGATTAAGGCTTTGCAAGAAGTCGGTATTCCTCCGTTTGTCCCGAGGGAGCTTGGGGGTGGCGGGTTCCCGCCGCCGCGTCCCGGCCGTGCCATCAGGGATGCTCCAGCCTCGTACCGAAAGTTCCTCTTCAGACTGCTCCTGGATGCTAGATCCGGGAAGACTGAGGAGGCACAATCCCGTGCGAGGAAAATTGTCAATCTCTGGAGAACCTGTGGCGTGGCCGGCGACCTCCTTTCGGATGCCATTACGGAGGCTGAGGAAGAGGTGAAAGTTAAACCATTGTGGGAGTCCCCCGAGGAGGGCCGCTTGCCTGACCGGCTCGCGGCCCACCTCGAGGATCATGTGACCCTCACGATGGATGACGCTCTCCTCCGACTCGCCTCCGTGTGGGCTCCGTCGCTTGGTATAGCCGGTTTCAGTGGAGGGAGGTCCTACTGTAAACCGTTCTATAAATTTGCGACGGAGTTCCGAAAGGAGGTCATTGGCGCGGCGAAGACCATTACTGGTCGCGGGAACCCGCTTAAAAGTCAGGACGAAGCTCACCTGGTCAGTGAGCTTCAAGATATTTGTGCTGGGCCGGTCGTGTTCGTCCCTAGGGACAGAATACCGCCCGGCCTGGGTGTCACCATCATGGGCATGCCCTCTAGAAAG